ACCCATGGTTGAACCTTGGATGAGCGTTTTGCGATCCAATACCCGTGATACGCATTTAATGTTGCATGGCACATACCCGAATCAAGATGGTTTGTATGGTGAGGGCATTATATTTTCGGGCAACCTGTTAAGGTTCCCCGGGGATCCCCATGGAGATCCCGAACAAATCTATAATTGCCAATGCCGTGTACAATCGTTTATTGAGGGTATCGACCATTCGAGGGATAGGGAATTGTATGCCGAGATGATGCAACGAGAACATTATGAGGATTGGACGGGTGAACGCTCCGATGGATCCGTTGTAAATGGTGTGCGTGATTATCGTGTGGAGGAAATGCGTGAGGCCCTTGAAAGGCAACGAGAATTGCGAAGTGGCGAACGTGAAAACAGGGAAAATCGATATCGTAGGCGTAGGCAAGAACGAGAACGCAACAGATAAAAGGAGGGCGGATCCATGCCGAATATTCGTGGTGATGGTTACGATGTGGAATTGGTATTACACATCGATGAATTGAACGAAAAGGTGCGTGATGCATTGGTAACAGGGTTAAACGCCATTGGTATGGATGCGGCAAGCACGGCGGCACAATTTGCCCCATACAAAACAGGTGCCCTCCGAAATTCCATCACAAGTGCCGTGGATTCTGAGGATTTGGCCGCCTATATCGGCACGGATCTCAATTACGCCATATATCAAGAATTTGGCACATCGAGGATTGCGGGCAAGCACTTTTTAAAGGCGGGTGTAACCCTCCATTCATCAGATTATGAGGCATGGTTGCAACGATACCTTGATTCTATCCACAATTAATGCGAAAATAAAAAGGATCCATCCTATTTTATTTGAAAGTTACATAAAAAGTGCTTGTTATCATTTGATTGCAAGCATTTTTTATTTGTGTTATAAATGAAAATATAGAATCTAATATAAAAAGCAAATTATACCGAGGTAAAGGAGATTCGAAAATGGCACTAACAAGAAAGTTTTTGCAAGCACTTGGCATTGAGGCCGAAAAGATTGATGAGATAATCGATGCACATGTGGAGGTTGTTAATTCAATCAAGGAGGAACGTGATGCATACAAGGCGGATGCCGATGCATTACCGGGTGTAAAATCCGAATTGGAGGCATTAAAGGCCGATGCAAGCAACAACAAGGAAAATTCGTACAAAGTAAAGTACGAGGCCATCAAGGAAGAATTTGAGGAATTCAAAAAGGGTATATCCGAAAAGGAATCCAAGGCGAAAAAGGAAAATGCATATCGTGAACTGTTAAAGGGTGCGGGCATTCCCGAAAAGCGATTGGATGCCATAATGCGTGTATCTGATATTGCATCCATTGAATTTGATGATGATGGCAAAACAAAGAATGCCGAGGAATTAACCAAGGCCATTAAGGAAGAATGGGCCGATTTTATCCCCCAAACCTCCGTTAAAGGTGCAAACATGGCGAATCCCCCGGCAAACAACGGGAAAACCACAAAAACTAAGGAGGAAATCCGTGCAATTGCGGATCCTATCGAAAGGCAAAAAGCCATGATGGAAAATCCATCCTTGTTTGGTTTACCCGAGGCCGAATAACAAAATACTATATGGAGGTAATTAAACATGGCGGCTGAATCTAACGTTATTACAAAGGCACAAATTGCCAAGGTTCGTGAACTTGATTATGTTCAACTTTTTGGCGAAAACATCACATCACTTCTTAACATGTTGGGTGTTTCTCGTAAGATCCCCGTAACGGCGGGTACTGTACTTAAGGTGCTTAAGGTTAGTGGCACACTTGGTAATGGTATCGTGGCTGAGGGCGATATTATCCCCCTTTCTCAGTACAAAACAGATTGGGAGGCTATCGGTGAGGCAACATTACTTAAGTGGAGAAAGGCAACAACGGCCGAGGCTATCCAAAAGGGTGGTTATGACCAAGCGGTAAACGATACCGATGCAAAGATGGTTAAGGATATCCAAAAGGCTATCCGTACAACATTCGTTAATTCCCTTGCAACAGGTGAGGGATCCGCAAGCGGTACGGGTTTGCAAGCGGCACTTGCAAATGCATGGGGCCAACTCCAAGTTGCATTCGAGGATGATGATATTGAGGCGGTTTATTTCATTAATCCCCAAGATATCGCCGATTATCTCGGATCCGCAAGCATTTCCACACAATCCGCATTCGGATTTAAGTACATTTCCGATTTCCTTGGCCTTGGTACTGTTATTATCACAAATACAATTTCTAAGGGCACATTCTATGCAACCGCAAAGAATAACCTTGTTTGCTATTACGTTGATGTAAATGGTGCAAACGGCATCGGTGATGTATTCGATTTCACAACAGATTCAACAGGACTTGTTGGATTCCATGAGGATGCAAATTACACAAGAATGCAGGAGGAAACAGTTGCGGTTAGTGGTGTTTCCATTTTCGCTGAAATGCCTGCGGGCGTTATTGTTGGTACAATCTCAAACCCCTAAAGGCCCTCACCGTAAAAGCGGAGAGTGATGAGGGCACTGTTTTTGATGTGGATGTATCCGACATCCAAAGTGGTGTAACAGTAAGTGGAAACAGGATAAGCGGTACACTTAAGTATTTGAGCGGTGACAATGCCATCGTTAACGAGTGGGGTGAGGGCCATTTTATCGTTCTTAACCTTGCCGATAACACATATACGGGTTTGACATCCGTAAAGGTTGGTATGGATCCCTCAATGGGTTCGGGCCTTGTTGAACTTATCAACGATCCCGATAAGAATGGTGTATTTAAGGTAACTAATGACGTTGCACAAGTATTCAAGGTTGTTTCTACTGATGGTACACACACACTCACACAAGCATTCGACCTTAGCGGCCTTACATTGGCCGAACCCGAGGCGGAGGGATAACACATGCAAACCACATTAACCGAGATTTGTGAATACTTGAATAATTATTGGCCTGTTTCCAAGGCCAAGGGCCATTATGTGATTGCCAATAAAACAATCGCATTGCCTCAGTTGCAAGATGGCCAATATTTCCGCATTCTTGGATCCGTGTTTAATGATGGTGTGCATAAATATCCCGCAACCGATTTGGTTAATGAGGAATTTGATGGCGTTATATGGGCAATGGCGGTGCCGGGCACTGTTATTGCCCTTGCCTCAGATATTGCCACATGGGTAACGCAATATGGCGGCCCCAATTCGCCCGCAATGTCACCAATGCAATCCGAATCATTCCAAAATTATTCATATACCAAGGCGAGCGGATCCAATGCCGAGGGCACGGATCCAACAACATGGCAAGGTGCATTTGCATCCCGATTGAATAAGTACAGAAGATTGCGAGGATTGGCACAATGATGTTGTGGGAATCTGAATTGGAAAAGGCCGTTATACTCAATAAAACGTATATTGATGATGGCCGTGGCGGTGTAATTGCCACATATGTTGATGGATTGGAGATTGAGGCGGTATTCGGTTGGGATTCCTCGGAGCAAATGCGAATTGCCGAACAAGCAAACGCAATTCCGAGATATACAATTACAACCCGCAAGAATATCAATTTGCAATACCACGATGTATTGAAAAGGGCACGAGATAACAAAATATTTCGTATTACCTCCGATGGCGATGATAATGTATCGCCCGGTGTATCATCTTTAAACATGCGGCAAGTCGAGGCCGAGGAATGGGAATTACCGAATGGATAAGCAACAGACATTATACAAGTTATGGCATGAGGCGAGTGGATTGCCCTGTTATGCTGAGGGATCTATCCCGGATGATGCAACATTACCGTATCTTACATACGAAACGGCGATAGATTCATTGGATGGCATGTTATCCGTAACGGCAACACCTTGGATGCGTACCGCATCATGGGCACCATTGGATGCCATTTTAAACGGCATTGAGGAATATATATCCCGAGGCCTTACAATTCCATTTGATGATGGTGTAATGCTTGTTAATAAATCCACACCATTCGCACAAAGGCGAGTGGATGAGGATACAAGCGTAAAAGGATACCTTATTCAAATCCAAATCGAATTTTTATCAAAATAAGGAGGATAAAGCACGATGAGATTTACACAAATCCCCGAATCCACATTTAACGAATTACAAGTTAATGCGGGTGTTATCGCAAAGGATTTCGATCCTACAACGGGAACCCTTGATAATGCGGATATTATTTCCGCAACAAGTGGTGGTATTACTGTTAACGTAAAACCCACATTTGAGGATTTCGGATCTGATATCGATAACTGTAAGAAGAACACCAAGGAACTTAAGCGTAAAACGGAAATGGATGTTAATGTTTCCGCAACACTTTTGAATATCTCCGAGGATTCTTTGAAGTTTATGTTGGGTGCCGCTGATAAGGATGCAACATCCGGGGCAATCGTTGCACGTACTGATTTGGCATTAACTGATTTCCAAACACTTTGGTTTATCGGTGATATGTCAAACGGCGGCTATATTGCCATCAAGTTAATCGATGCCCTTTCAACAGATGGTTTTTCACTTAAGACAAACGACAAGGGCAAGGGCAATTTGAGTGTAACAATTACGGCACACACATCCCTTGAATCACAAGATACCGAACCCGTTGAATTCTATATTGGCGAACCCGAGGGCCAAACGCCTTTTATCACACTTAACAAGAATTCTATTTCTATTGTTGATGGTGATACATTCACACTTAAGGCAAAGACATACCCGGCGGATGAAACCATTACATGGGATTCCACGGATGATGATGTTGCAACAGTTGATGACGGCGTTGTAACGGCCGTTGATGCGGGCGTTTGCGTTATTACGGCAACAATAACAGTTGATGGAATAAGTTACATTGATTCTTGTAATGTAACAGTAAAGGCACAAGCGGAGGGTTAATAAATTATGGCACGGAAATTGTCGGATTATCATGGCGAGGATGCAATTGAGGTATTGGCGGATATAATCGAACCATTTGCACTCATAATGGCCGATTCTGATATACAGAAATTGGCCAAGGATGCACAAGAAAAGAAAGGTTCCGTTCAACCTATCCAATATATCAAGGTTGCATTAAAGAAACACAAACATGAGGTATTGGAGATCCTTGCAAGGATTAACGATATGCCCGTTGATGAGTATGCAAAAACTGTTAATGTGGTTACATTACCCATGGAGGTACTTGCGATTGTAAACGATGAGGCAATAAAAAGCCTTTTTACATCGCATCGTCAAACCGACAATTAACAACCCTTTTTTGGCGATGCTATGGCGATTATAAGGGTAAAAAGGAAATCAACCGATTTATCCGATACATGATTGCAATTAACAACGAAACGCAACGTACCGAGGTTTACAAATCATATACCTCCGATGCGTTGCGTTTATTGTTGCAATCTGTAACGAATACTTTTGGTGGGGCCGTGCCAAAATACAGATATGCCGAATTGGTTGGCATAGTGGATCCCGAAATAGAAGAAAACCCGGAGGAAAAGGCCGAGGAAATAATAACAAAATTCATGGCCGATTTGGGTGGAGGTAATAAATAATGGCATTTACGGCAATGGAATTGTTTGCGAAATTAGGCGTAAACAAGGATGAATTTGATAGGGGCATGGATGATGCCGTAGGTACGGCACAATCGGCGGGTGCGGCCATTGGGCGTGGTGTTGCGGTTGCGGGTGCGGCGGCGGGTGCCGCCATCGGAGCGGTTGCAACAGGCGTTGCAAATTTAACAGTACAATCCGTTAATGCATATGGAGAATATGAGCAATTAGCGGGTGGTATTGAAAAATTGTATGGTGAGGCATCGGATGCCATGATGGCACATGCCTCCGAGGCATTCCAAACAACGGGCATGGATGCCAACACATACATGCAATCGGTAACATCATTTTCGGCGGGCCTTATATCCGCCATGGATGGCGATGTGCAAGCGGCAACAGAAATTGCCGATATGGCCATGCGTGATTTGGCGGATAACGCCAACACATTCGGCACAATGACGGCCGAGGAATTAACCTCAGTTTATACGGGCATTGCAAAGGGCAATTTTACATTGTTGGATAATCTCAATTTGGGTTTTGCGGGATCCCAACAAGGTATGATTGATTTGATTAATGCATCGGGTATCTTGGAGGATGAAATTGATTCCCTCGATGGCATTTCACTCGATCAAATGTACATGGCAATTCACGAGGTACAAACCCAATTCAACATAACAGGTACCACGGCAAACGAGGCGGCGGGAACCATCCAAGGATCCATTGGAATGATGCAAGCCGCATGGCAAAACCTTGTAACAGGCCTTGCGGATCCCAATGCGGATTTGGGTGTATTGATTGGGAACATGGTGGAATCGGTGCGAACTGTTATCCAAAATGTTATCCCGGCGGCATCACAAGCACTTGGAGGCATTGCCCAATTAATCGATGAGGTTGCCCCGATGGTGGTGGATGAATTACCGGGGTTAATTGATACAATCTTGCCTCCATTATTATCGGCGGCAATCCAAATCACCACATCCCTTGTTTCGGCCTTGCCATCCATAATTGGGGCCATTTCCCGGGCAATTCCGCAAGCACTTGGCCAATTAATTCCCGCAATTATCTCCATTACACCCATGCTCATATCGGCGGGTGGTGAATTACTCATGGGATTAATGCAAGGCATGATTGACAATGCCGATATGGTATTGGGTGCAATTACTGATGTTGTGAATTTGATTGCAACAGATATTTTAACGCCCGAGAACATTGAAATG